TCCGTTTTTCCCACCATGGTTTGGCGGATATGAAGGCGATCCGTGGGGCGGATAAGATTCATATAATATATTTATAAATAATTCATAACAAAAGGGGGAATCATGAATAGTTTAGAAATTAATAATATATCTTTTGAAGATTTAGGGCAAGGAATTTATGTTTATCATAATGTTCTTCCAACAGAATTAAATCTTATAGAAAGATTAGAAAAAAGTTTAACCAGTCATCCTGAATACAATTGGCAACCAGCATATGTTGGCTATCAAGAATTAATGCCAGAGTATAGGGACTGTGTTGATTTTAAATATAAAAAAGCAGATCTTAGAAATGATGAATCAGCAGAATATAAAGAACTATCTAGCATTTGGGACTCATGCTATGAAAAACAAAAACTAGCAGTTGACCATTATTGTGCTCTTTTTGACATTAATGAATTAAGATATTGGGAAGCATTCAATTTTATTAAATATGAAAAGGGTCAGCACTTTTTATATCATCACGATCATGGATACTCTTATAACTGTACAGTTTCTTTAGTTGCATACCTTAATGATGATTTTGAGGGTGGAGGACTTCATTTTAAGAAACAAGACATTTTGTATACTCCAAAAGCAGGGGATGTTGTTGTTTTCCCATCAAACTATATGTATCCTCATAGAGCCATGCCAGTAGAAAATGGAACTAAATATTCTATGGTTACAATGTTAGACTATAGCGCAAAGTATCATACCCCAGAAATATATTCAGAAACTGGTAAATGAAAAATATAATTTCTTTTATTTCTAATAGGCCATGGCTTACTGAAGATAGTAAGTCTACTCCTACTCCCACTTCTAAAACAATTCCAGAGTGGTATAGGAAAGCGGATAGATTTGCAAAAGATGAAAATAATGAATATTGGATAGGTCCAGATAGTGGTAAGGTACCAACTTGGAAGGCATGCCCTGCAATATTTGACACTATGGTAACTGGGTATACTCTTAATACTCCATGTGACATAGAGTTTATATATAAAGATTCTGAAACTCTTACAGTTAATATTGCAGACAAGAAATATCAAGATTTTTGCACTCCAAGAGGAGAGATGCCACAATTTGAGCATCCAGAAGGATATTATAAAAATCATTTTGCATGGTTTTATGATTGGGCAATAGAAACTCCAAAAGGATACAGTTCTCTTTTATCTCAACCATTTAACAGATTTGACTTGCCTTTTATAAATACAGTTGGGATTATAGATACTGATAAAACAAGTCTTCCAGGATCTTTACCATTTTTTATTAGAAAAGGTTTTGCTGGAATAATTAAAGCAGGAACTCCTTTTGTGCAAATTTTACCTTTTAAAAGAGAAGACTGGTCATCAAAAATAGTTGTTGAAGATTCAAAAAAATTAAGAGATAAAAATAATGCAAACTCTAAAAAATATAGAGTCCCAGACGGAGGAATTTATAAAAATAAAATTTGGGAACCGAGGAAATACGAATGACGAACTGGGTAGACTTACCAAGATTAGAAACAACCTCTAAAAGAATTTCAAACACAGTAATTGGTGAAAGTCTTGAAGTAATAAACTTAGACTATGGGATTAATTTATATAGAAATGCAATTAAAAAAGATGAATGCAAAAATATAATTAATAAATTAGAAAATGCAATTTCTTTAAATATTCCAGGGATTCAGTGGAATGGTTCACAGGTTAATGACCAAGAAAATAAAGATGATGTTAGGAACTGCTTAGATTTAAAATTTAAAAAAGAAGGACTTGGAGAACACATACCATTCAATCAAAACTTATTAGATATTTATGAGAGTGTTGAAAATAGTTTAGATAATTGCCTTCGTCACTATGAAAGTTTGTGGCATTTACAGATGCAATACAAAGAAGCATTTAATTTTGTCAAATATCTTCCAGGAAAATATTTTAAAATTCATGCAGACCATGGACCATATTATTCATGCACCATCTCTGCAGTTGTTTATTTAAATGATGACTACGAAGGTGGAGAAATAGAATTTGTTAGGCATGGAATAACCATTAAACCAGAAGCAGGAGATATAATTGTTTTCCCATCAAATTTTGTTTATGAGCACGCTTCTCTAGAAATATTTTCGGGAAATAAATATTCTGTAGTAATTATGACAGATTACAACGATATGCACCATAAAGGATTTAACAATGATAAATATTAAAGTTGAAAAAATGCACAGTCACGGTAAAATATTTATTTCTCCAGCATCAGTTAATAGAAGTTGGATGGACAACACCTCAGATCATCATGCCTATAAATGCTTTCCTGTTAGTTTAGCAAATACTATAGGCTGGAATCTTTCTTGTTCTGAAGATATTAATTTTATTTGGAATGGAGTAAATGATGGCAATGCAGAAAATATTGTAGTCTTAAATCAAAAAGACTATATCCATACCAATAGAGGACATGCCTCTTTAAGTTTTGTAACCAGTCTTGTTTTTAAAACTGAAGAAAATATAAGTTTGCTTACAGTTAATCCTATAAACTATTTTAATAATGATTTTGAAACAATGTCTTCTTTAATAAGTACATCTTTTTATGATAATCCACTTCCACTTGCAATTAAAGCAAAAACACCAAATAAAGAAATATTAATAAAAGCAGGAACACCCCTTGCTACAATTATTCCAATTAGTTTGACTAATCTAAACAACAGTTCCATGGAAATTTATAAATATGAAGATTTTGAAAATAAAAGACATAAAGCAACCATGAGTTACGGAAATGCGGCAATGTCAGAAAATGCAGCAGGTAGATGGACAAATTGGTACAGAGATGCAATAAATGAAAAAAAAGAAAAAATTGGAAGCCACGAAGTAAAGTCTTTACGACTTTCAGTAAATGATCATACAGGAGAAATATAAAAATGAGAGATGGTATAATTTTATAATGAATAACATAAATAGCAGCGAAGAGGTTAGCCAAGTTGTAAAAAGATCTCCATCTTTGACACCATCTGGGTTTTTTGGAACTAGCAAAGATATGATTGTTGAACTAGAAAACTTTATGACTACAGAAGAAATAGAGTTTTTAGAAAAGGCAGCAAAGTCTATTACAATCTGGGATGTTACAAAAAGCCACGTAAATGAAAATGGAACAACTGTGTATGATGCAGAATATTGGAAAGATAGAGTAGCAACTAGAGATAGTCTAGACAAAAATGATCCAACAATTGGACCAGTTATTGCAGGACTCTTCGAAAGGCTAAAGCCCATTATTGAAGATTTTTTTGAAGTTAGGGTAAAACCTACAGGAACTACAATTGTTAAATGGTTACCAGGACAATTGCAAAAGCCACATGCGGACAAAGAATTGCATGAATTACCAGATATAGGAATGCCAAATGATTTTCCACAATACGATATTTCAAGTTTATTTTATTTAAATGATGACTATGAGGGTGGAGAATTATATTTTCCTCTTCAAGGAATAAAATTTAAACCAAAAAAAGGAGCAGCATACTTTTTCCCAGGAGATATGAACTACATTCATGGGGTAACAGAAATTAAAAACTCAGTTAGATACACTTGTCCATTTTTTTGGGAAATACTTGAGCACACTGGAGATATAAAGCCAGACAAAAACAAACAATACTATAGAACTCTATTAGATTTAGAAAAACAGGAGGAATATTTTAATGAATTTAAATAACAAAATACGGTTAACAAAAGATATAGTTCTTTATAAAAATTTCTTGACTAATGAAGAAGCAAAAAAAACAATATCTGTTTTAGAAAATCAAGCAAAAAATGAAAAAATTGAATGGTCCCCAATTTCTTTTTATGAATCATATTCTTCTATATTGCCAAATGATAATGATGAAGAAATTAAAAATGAAGATTTATCTTTAACCTTTTTTTCTGATATTAAGCAGGGAATAATTGAGGCCGTTGCATCTGTTCATGATATTGATATTTCTAAAATTGTTCAAATTGGATATCATGCTCAAAAATGGGAGCCAGGGGCATATGCTAGAATTCATTCAGACAATACAGATGAACAAGGCAACCCATCAGCATTTGAAAGAAGCAGGTATGCAGGATTCTTATACCTTAATGATGATTTTGAAGGAGGATTGTTAAATTTTCCAAAAAATGACATAACCATCGCACCAGAAACAGGAATGCTAGCAGTATTTTCTGGAGGGTACGAAAATATGCATGAAGTTACACTAATTGAAAAAGGTTTAAGATACACTCTTGGCTCATTCTGGGATGATAGGGAAGAGTCAGAATACCCAGAAGAACTCCGTGAACAATGGAAAGAAGAAATAAAAAAGGTTAGAGATTCTCAGGAAAAAGAAAAGTTAGAATGGAAACAAATCCATGAAAAAGGGTATAAAATAGATATGTATGGAAAACAATACAAAGTAACAGAGGAGCAATAATATGAAACTTGAAGAAAAATTGCATGAAAATGTATACTACTATACTGATGTAATTGAAGATCCAAAAAGGGTTTTGGAAATGATTGAACGCCTAGATGAAATCGAGGAAAGTTACCCCGCTATTCCAAAATGGAATAATTGGAACTCAAGCAGCAAAGATGGAAATATCTTTGGAAAAAAGAAGGACTTTAACTTGTCTGGTGTAGAAGGACTACCAAAAGAAATTAAAGAAGAAGTTGACTATATTATTACAGAAATTAGATCAGCAATTAAAAATATTGCTACTGCTTTTGTTAAGGATAGAGAACTTAAAGGTGAGCCAAATGTTTCACCATTTGTTGGCATATCTAAGTATATTGAAGGTTGTGCAATGGGTGCACACTTTGATAGACAGGCAGGAGATAACAGTCTAGAGTATTCAATTATTATTTACTGGAATGATGATTATGAAGGTGGAGAAATTTCATTTGTAATTAGAGATGAAGACATTAGACTACCCCAACATAGTCATCTGAGACCACCAGATGATGCTCTAGATCCAAAGACTAAAGAGATGGTCACCTTTACTGCAAAACCTAAAGCAGGAAGTGCATTAATCTTTCCTTCTACAGATCCATATAAGCATCAGGTTCACATCATGAAAAAGGGAGTAAAATATATTACTCCAGGATTTATTTTTGTTGATGGGTATGTTGTTGGTGGCCCAGGAGGACCATCTCAAGAATATATAGAGGCCTATACTTCTCAACTTGGCATGATGTAATATGCAACAGATTAAAATATTAGAGTCTCCAGGCTTTAATGAATTAATTCAGAATATTGATAAGTGTGGAGAAGAGTTTTTAGAAAATGGGTCTGTAGTTTATAGAAATGCAAATTTTTCTACAGAGCAGCAACTTATTTTACTAAAAACTCTTGGGGACTATTTGGGTTGGCACCCAAACTCTTTAACTAAAAATGCTCCAATATATAGAGAAAACCATAAAAGAAATGGGCTTTCTAAAGAAGATAGAAAAACTAAAGATGATGTTTTGCTTTTCTGGCATATGGAGCATACAGACTATAAAAACCCAATTGTTGGGGCTACCTGGAATATGCATCTTTTTACTTGTGATTCTTCATTAGGAAGAACTGGGTTTGTAGATACAACACAACTTTATGATTTATTACCTAAAGATTGGCAAATATTTTTGTCAAATTGTGTTGAAATAATACAAAAAGATACATTTGTTCACAACATTGATGGTCAAGAAGAATATATTTTAATGGAGCACGAAATTATTTGCATACAGGAACATTGGAAATCTAAAAAACCAACAGTTAGAATAGACTTAGATAGAGCAAACTATCATAGTTTAAAGTTTTTAGATAATAGACCTGTTACTAATGAAGATATAGAGTTATTTAAAGAAATTAAAATGTTTGTTTTTGATCAAATATACAATAATAAAGAAATTTTCCAATTTCATGAATGGAAGCAGGGAGATATTGCAGTTGTAGATTTATTTAAATTAGCACATTGCGTTTACGGTGGTTTCTATCCAGATGAGAGAGAATTTACAGGATACTGGGCCTATAAGTTTGAAATATCGGATCAGTGGTAACTTGTGGAATCTTTAAAACCAAGCCATTTGCTTATGGTTGAAGAATATTGTGAATCTGTTAAAAACAAAACAGCAAACTCTTATATGTTAACTATAGCAAGAGATGGCGAATCTCCAGTGAGAACAATCATATTTTTTCAGAATGCTATTGAGGCAGCAGAAGCGTACAACAAGTATTTTGATTGGGGTTTTGCAAGAAACTATTTAACAGTAACCTTGTATGAACCTTCAGGTAAAATAAATGAAAAAATATTAAAAAGAAATCAAGCAGGAGAGTCTACCTTTATTAGACAAGATTATATAGATATTGAAAACATCTTATTAAATTTTAAAGATAAAATTGAAACAACTATTTATGATGATTTAGGTTTTAAAATAATGACAGTTTTTGCTAAGGACAGTTGGAGATTTGATCCTGAAAGATTTTTAGAAACACTTGGTATAAATAAAAACATTGAAAAGGAATTTTTAAAATATGAGTAACTACATTAAATTAGAAGAGAACATTATTTACTTTGAATCATTTATACCAGACTGTGACAAACTTTTAGATATAATTGAAGAAACAAAAACTGATGCTGTAACAGATTGGGATCTTTGGAGGGCTTATGGAGATACATCATCGGACCCATATGGAGAAATTAAAAAAATTAAAAGAGGCAAATTAAGCAAAGTTGTTGATCAAGTAGAAAAAAATAAATCTTTATTCATTATTGATAGCCTTGTTAATAGTATGATTTTAGCAATAAAAAAATATGGAAATATTTTTAATATTGACCAAAGCAAAATAGAATACGCTAGTAGCATACTATTAGAAGACGAAACAGAAATTGGCATATATAAATATTTTGAAGGACAGTCAATGGGTTCTCATGTTGATTATAATGAAGACAACAATTATCTTGAATACACAATTGTTATTTATTTAAATGATAACTATGAGGGTGGAGAACTATACTTTAATGAATTTGACATAAAACTAAAGCCAAAGGCTGGAAGTATTGTTATGTACCCATCAAGTTTTCCGTATCTTCATGAATCCCTAAAGATTACTAAAGGTCGAAAATCCCTAATAACCCATCACTGGAGAAATAACTCTTAGTTAGGAAACTTGCTCATCCAAAACTTAGTTCTTGGAGTGATACCCTTCCAAGAAGACCAGTCATCTCCGCCTTGGGACATGTAGTAAGCAATCTCAGCATTTTTTACGGGATTAAATAACTCAGCATTAGACTCAAGATCAAACTTCTCTCTACGGTCTGGACCTAGTTGATCAATCATATTAATTTGGAACATTCCATAGGATGAGTCACCAGTCTTGTGATTGCCATTAAAAGCCAGTGGTCGCCCATTAGACTCCTTCTTAGCAACTGCCCAAGCAACAATTAGGTCTTTGCCCTTAAAGCCAACTAGACTAAGAAGTTCTTTTAATTCTCTATCTGTAAGATGTGTTTTATTCTCATACTTTTCTAATATTTTTGCTTTAGAAACAACAAAAGCCACCTTGGGGGTGGCGGTAAGGCTTTGAGCCTGTTTTGTTAGTAAATTGTTTTTAGTAGTTTCGGCATTAGCAGCATTACTCACAGGTGAGATAACCCCAACTAAAGATAGGATTCCAATCCAAGCCATTTTGTCTCTTCTCATAAAAAATACCTCCTAGAGTACAATTGCTACCTGTTGGTAGCATAAACCAAGTATAACATGTTTTTGCCAGCAAAGTCAAACTTTTAACATTTTTTTTAATTTTATTAAAATTAATTTTATCAAGTGGTATAATGGTAAATACTATGGCTACTGGCTCAACACCTATATATGACCTCCCCTATCCTCTGGTTGCAGACCAAGTAAATGTGCATCAGGATATGCAAGCATTGGCAGAACAAACAGAATTAGTTTTATTATCAATTAATGCTCAAACAATAGATGTTATTAATGCTAGCGGTGGATCTATTGCAAAGGGCGATCCAGTTTATGTAACAGGCCATACAACAAAACCAACAGTATCAAAATCTGTTGCTGAAACTTTTGCTACATTTCCAGTTCTTGGTTTGGCTCAAGCAGCAATTGCAAACAGCGCATCAGGCTTAGTTGTTGTTTCTGGAATTTTAGATTCTATCAATACAAATGCCTATGAAGCAGGAAATGTTTTGTATGTTGCAACTGGTGGAGGCCTCACTGCTACTAAACCAGCAACAGGATCTGGAGCAGTGGCGGTAGTTACAAAGAAAAATGCATCAACAGGAACATTAATGGTTGGCCAACCTAAAGGTAATGGCACATGGGGATCACTGAAAGCAGGGTTAGCATAATGGCAACACTTAGAGGTAGTAATTCTGGACAATACAATATTGGTGAAGCACCACCATTTATTAACTGGACAATAGTAAAAGGTGACACAGCATCATTTAGAGTTTATCTAACAGATGATTCAAGACAACCAATAAACATTCCAGACTGGACAATTGATGCAGAATTTAAAAGACCAACAACTATTGTTAATCCACAAATAATTACAGACACTGCAACTTTAATTTTTACACTTGCCCCAGCGCAAGATTTAGAAGATGCTGATGGTGAGTTTAAGGTTAATCTTACTGCAGCACAAACTGCACTATTGAGAACAGATGATATTTTTGATATTGAATTACGTCTTCCACAAAACACACTTGTTTGGACAGTTGCTCAAGGGAAGATTACTCTCCTTGAGGATGTTACAAACTAATGGCAACAGTTGTTATAAATAACAATACCCCAGTTTTTACAAAAGTTATTGAAAGAGTTTCTTTCCCAAATGTACAGATAACTCAAAAAAATAATGGGGTAGCCATAGATTCAGTACTCCCATTTAGGGTAAGGTTTACAGCAATACAGATCCCATCGTCTATTGGCAATATACCTGCCATTCCACTACAAATTATTGGTTTCTCTAACTATATACTTTAAAATCTATGATATAATTCCATTATGGCTAAGATATCTATTGCAAATGTAAAAGCATTATTCCAAACAGGAGACAGACCTACTCAGGCAAACTACGAAGACTTGATCGATAGTTCTTCTGCTAGATCTACAGACCTTGGGTCAGATGGTAACAATGAGTCCACAATCAACGGTATTGAGAACTCAACAATTTTTGATAACTTTTTAGCAAGTGAGTGGAGATCTGTAAAGTATATGATCTCAATTAAAAAGACTTCTGGCGGTGCAAATAAATATTGGGCCACAGAATTAACTATAGTCCCTGACGCTACAGATGTAAGTGTCAGTGAATATGGAACAGTAGACAATGATGGGAATATTGGCACCATCTCCGTGTCTAGAGCGGGAGATACAGTTTCACTAACTGTAGTTCCAGTAGGTGGGCAACCACCAATAACCCTGCGCTATTTGCGTATTGGGTTAAAGGCCTAACTAAGGAGATAAAATGGCAACAGTAACAAAAGATTTTAGAGTAAAAGCGGGACTGGTAGTTGAGGGATCAACAGCGACCGTTAATGGAAAGAATATTATCACAGCAGGTGTCGTTGACGCTAAAGGTGATTTGATTGTTGGTAGTGCAGACGATGCAGTTGCTCGTTTAGGCATTGGTACAAACGGTCAAGTACTTACAGCAAACTCAGGCGCAACATACGGCGTTGAGTGGTCAGCCCCAGCAGCAGTTGGCGTTTTTAGTTCTTCAATTTCATTTGAAGGTGCTACAGCAGATGATTACGAAACAACAATTGCAGTAACTGACCCAACAGCAGACCGCACCATCACATTCCCAGATGCAACTGGTACAGTAGCACTTACTTCAGATGTTACAACACACGCAAACCTTACAGAAGCCCATGGCGCAACAGGTGCAGTAGTTGGAACAACTAACACACAGACACTCACAAACAAGACATTAACATCACCAAAGGTAAATGAAGATGTTGTTATGTCAGCAACCTCTACAGAACTTAACATTCTTGATGGTGCAACACTTTCAACTACAGAACTTAACTATGTTGATGGCGTAACTTCCGCAATCCAGACTCAGTTAAATAACAAGGCTGCTTCTTCAGATCTTACAACTCACACAGGTGCAACAGAGGCACACGGTGCAACTGGTGCGGTAGTTGGAACAACTAACACACAGACCCTTACAAATAAGACACTTACAAGCCCAACACTTACAACTCCAGCACTTGGTGTTGCTACTGCTGATTCTATCAATGGTACAACTATTCCAAACACAAAGACTCTTGTTGTAACAACAGATAAGTTAAATGTACTTGCAGCAACATCTTCATCAGAACTCGCTGGAATTATTTCAGATGAGACTGGTACTGGAGCACTTGTTTTTGCTAACACACCAACACTTGTAACACCAAATATTGGTGCTGCAACTGGTACATCTTTGGTTCTTTCAGGGGACTTAACAGTTAATGGTACAACAACTACAATTAACTCAACAGAAATTACAGTTGATGACAAGAACCTTACACTTGGTTCAGTAGCAACACCAACAGATGCAGGCGCTGACGGTGGTGGTATTACTCTTAAGGGTGCTACAGACAAGACTTTCTCATGGGTAGATGCAACTGATGCATGGACCTCTTCAGAACACCTTGACCTTGCTTCTGGCAAGGTATTAAAGGTTAATGGAACTCAGGTTCTCTCAGCAACAGAATACACAGGAAATGCTGCAACAGTAACAAATGGTGTTTATACAACAAGTAAGATTTCAGCACTTGCTGCAACATCATCATCTGAACTTGCTGGCGTTATCTCTGATGAAACAGGAACTGGTGCTCTAGTATTTGCTAATACACCAACTCTTGTTACTCCAGTACTTGGTGCAGCAACTGC